TGTAATAAAAAAATAAATAAATCAAAGTTTGAAGTTGATTGGAAAGATTATTATAATCAATCAATGGCTGATTTAGTTTTTTATAACACTCAAAATTATTTTGAAATCTTAGGTTACGATAAAAATTCTTGGAAAAAATAAAAATATATGAATACTGAAATGGTCAATGGACCGATTCACTACGGTGGTGCGGATAATCCCTATGAGGTGATAAAAGTTTGTGAAGCGTGGGGTTTAGATAAGGACGCATATTTGTTCAATGTTGTAAAATATATTGCTCGTGCCGGTATCAAAGACCCCTCTAAAGAACTAGAAGACCTTAAAAAGGCTCAATTTTATTTAGATAGAAGAATTAAAAATTTGGAAAAATGATTATTTGGCTAACAGGTCAACCTGGTTCGGGTAAAACAACTATCTGTGAACAGATTATGTCTATTCACACAGAGTTTTTCCATGTTGATGGGGATGACCTAAGAGATTTATTTGACAATAAAGATTACTCTAAAACAGGTAGAAGAAAGAATATTGAACTTGCTCAACAAATATCTCAATATCTTCACAACCAGGGAGTTGATGTTTTAGTATCTTTAGTTTCCCCATATAAAGACCAAAGGGATAGGTTCAAGGAAAAGATGGGGGATGATTTGAGAGAAGTCTACGTTCATACATCAGAAAAAAGAGGTAGAGAACAATTCTTTGTTAAAGAATACAATGAACCAACAGAAAACTATCTTGAGATTGATACAACCAATGAAAGTATAGTTGAGTCAGCAAAAAAAGTTTTAGATTATGCGAAAAATTCACGTTGAGGGTGACCCGAAATTAAAAAATACTGGAGGTAAGCAATATTCTATGTTTGTGGGACGGTTCCAACCATTTCACGGGGGACATCGATGGATTGTGGATGAATGTCTGAACGAAGGAAAAAATGTTTTAATTTGTATAAGAGATATTCAACCTGATGATAAAAATCCTTTTAGTGCTCAAGAAGTTGAATCCAATATCAAAAAAGAGTTGTGGAAATATTTGACCGACGAGAAAGTAAAAGTTATGATTATACCTGATATCGAATCTGTCAATTTTGGTAGAGGTGTTGGTTATGATATAATCGAACACATACCACCTCAAGAGGTTGGGGAGATATCTGCAACAAAAATTAGAGAAGAATTAAAAAAAGAAGGAAAATTATAATGCAAACTAATAAGATATATCAAGGTGATTGTATTGAGGTTATGAAAACATTTCCCGAAAATTCAATTGACCTCATAGTAACATCTCCACCCTATGGTGTAGGAATCGATTATGACACTTTTGAAGACGACATCCCTTTTGAAGATTATAAATTGTTTTCAACAAACTGGATGACAGAAGCTTTCAGAGTGTTGAAGGAAGATGGGAGAATTGCTTTGAACATTCCATATGAAATAAATCGTCAGAGTCAGGGTGGAAGAATTTTCATGGCGTCTGAACTTTGGCGGATAATGCAGATAATTGGATTCAAGTTTTTCGGGATTGTTGACCTAAAAGAAAATTCTCCTCATAGGAGTAAAACCACCGCATGGGGTTCTTGGATGTCACCATCCGCACCGTACATTTACAACCCCAAGGAGTGTGTTATTTTGGCGTACAAGAAAAACCACATAAAGAAAGTAAAAGGTCAACCAGAGTGGGTAGGAATCCCTGAGGAGGTCACCAACGAAGAGGGAAAGACCCGAACTAAAATGATGTATACTGAAGAACAGAAAAGAGAGTTCATGGATTTAGTTTACGGGGAGTGGGATTATTTTGCCGACACGAAACAATTGACAAAGGCAACATTTTCATTAGATATTCCTTTAAAGGCAATAAAAATTTTAACTTATAAAAATGATTTGGTTCTTGACCCTTTTGCTGGTAGTGGAACAAGTTTGGTTGCTGCAGTTATTTCCGACCGTAATTGGATTGGTATCGAGCTTAGTGAAAACTACTGTGGAGTCGCTCAAAAACGAGTACAACATTTCATAGATAAAAAAAACCAACCTGAACTTGATTTTGAAAAGGGGTAATACCCCTTTTTTTCTTTTCAGTATATTTATAATTAAATTATTTTGATGACTGAAGAATTGATAAAGAAACTCGTTCAGATGCAACTTCAATGGAAGTTTTTACATTGGCAAACTTTTGGGGATGCTAAACACAGAGTTTATGGAGAAATTTACGATGGTTTAGGTGACCTGATTGATGAGTTTACTGAAACCATGATGGGAAAGTATGGTAGACCTAAGTTTGATGATGAGTTTGCTTTGATGTTTCAAGATATATCAAGTCTCAGTATTCAGAACTTTGTCGATGGAATAGTTGAATTTTTGGTTTCTATGTCTGAAGAATTGGACCCAAAATACGATACTGACTTGTTGAATATCAGAGATGAGATGCTCGGATTGATAAATAAATCAAAATTCCTTTTAACACTTAAATACTAATGAAGAAAATTGTCAGACTTACCGAAACAGATTTGGAAAGAATCGTAACAAGGGTTATAAATGAACAAAATGAAACAAGAAGTTTCATTAGAGCAATACAAAGATTTTTAATTGATAAAAAAATTACCGGAGACAATAAAAAACCTCTAACCGTTGACGGTAGAACTGATAATAATTTGACCTCTCAAACGGCACAGGCAATATCAAAATACCAATCTATGATAGGAGTTTATCCTGCGGATGGAGTTTGGGAAATAAATACTTGGGAGAAAATGCCGAAGGAAGACCAAAAAAAGTTAAAAAAACTGATGGCTGAAGAAGGTGACATTTTCGATAAATTCTTACATTGGATGGGTTGGGATTGATGAAAAAAATTTTAAAAGAAACAGGTATAAGAGACATTTCGGCTTTGAGGAAGAGATATCCCAAAGCCGAAATTTATTTTCACCAAGACTTAGACGGTGTCACTACCGCTATAGCGATGAAAAAATATCTTGAGGACAATGGGATTGAAGTTGTTGGTGCACATATAATTCAATATGGTGACAAAGAGTTTGCTGTAAAAAAAAATGATGCCGAAGGTGACACGATGCCTGTGCTAGTCGATTTTGCTCACGGGAAGCCGATGTTTAAAATTCACACGGACCACCACGATAAACAAGTTGGTGCTGAAAAAGAAACATCCAAATCATTTAGACAAGCTCGTTCTAACGTTGAAACAATATCTCAAATTGTTTCACCTAAAGATTTATTTCCATCTTCAGACATACGTCTGATAAGCACTGTTGATTCTGCAGATTTCGCTAGAAATGAAATTACTCCCGAGGATGTAATAAATTACATTTTTAGATTTGATAAAGAGAAACCTCTACAAAAGAACAAAATGCTTTTGGGATTGGTTATAAATAAACTTATTTTAGCCTTCAAGAACAGACGTGGGTTTATGGAAAATCTTGTAATGGATTCTGAGCCATCTCTGCTTTCGATTCTCACGAACATAAGAAAGTGGATGAAAGAAACAGGGGCTGAACAACCCGAAAAATTACAATCCCATTCTCAAGATTATTCACAAAGAATGAAATCTTATCATGGTTTGGAAGTAGATGGGAGTATTTTAACTCAGTACGGTGGTGGGGATATGAGGAAAGCAGGTTCCTATGACAGATACACCCCTTTCAAGAACAATCCTGATGCGGATTTTTTGATTATGATTTGGCCTATGGGATTGTTACAAGTTTCGTGTAATCCATTCAAAAAAGATAGAGAACTCAAAGGTGTGAATCTCGGTGAAATTGCACAAGAGGTTTTATCAAAATGGAAAGATAAATTACAATCAAGGGTAATACCCTTATCAACAATCAAATGGATTAGTGAAACTTCGGTGAACCCTGAAAGTGTAGGTTTCACATTTAAAGATTTTGATGCTCTTTATGGTGGTAAAATTCAATATATGCAAGGTGGTAAAGAAATTTTGTCACAAATAAAGGAAATGATGAACAAACCTTTTGTTAAACTTACGGATGAAGAAAAAAATATTTTAGACAAATTAGGAATCAATGCTTGGGAACTACTTCAGTCCATGTCAGGTGGACATAAATGTATTACAAACATAAGTGGTTTAAATTATTTAGGTAGAAGTAAGAGACCGCCTCAAGGGAACTATAGATGGGACCCTGAAAAGGAAGATGCTCCATACATTAAATTTCTTAAAATGTTAGCATCAGAATTCAAAAAAACATTGAAATCCAAAATTCACTAAAA